TCAAATCCTCTTGGATCTAGTGAACTTACTGTTGACCCAGTTGTAATTACTGTAATATTTCTAATATACGGTGAACGGCTTAGTGCTTCATAGTCTGTTGCATAGCGGAATGCATAACCGTTGTCTGGAAATACTCTGTTATCTCCGCTACAACTAAATGTAATATTCTTTAAGAATACATCATTACCTAATGTAGCAGTTCCGCCTGCGTGTGTAACTTGTAGTACACCAGTAGCTTCATTGTAAACAGCATTAGTTATATTATAATCAGCGCCAGCAATATTAATTGTACCACCGCTTACATATGCGTGTGCTTGATCTGTAATTCCTACGTTTACTGTAGTTGAACCTGCACTTGCTGCTGTAACTTCAAAAAAGTTTCCGCCACTGTAAAATCCAGTAATGGTCATATCTTCTACAGTTGTTTGACCGTTTAGTAAGAAACAATCATTGTAGCGTGTTTCAGTTGTAGGTCTAATAGTTACGCTTCTAATACCTTGACCTTTTACTGTTACACCTGTTGGAACAGTAAGTGGAAATACTTCTGTGTAATCTCCTGGATAAATGTGTACTGTGTCACCAGCTGTAGCTTGGCTTAGTGCATATTTTACAGATGCATAAGGGTCTAATATATGATTGCCTTGAGCTGTATCGTCTCCGTTTTCAGCAACAAAGATTGTATTACCAAATTGTAATGTAAGATCAATGCCATTAACAACAGCATCGTCAGAATCTAAACTTGATGCAAAGATTTGATTAACGTATATATCTTGCCATTCTTTGCCGCCTGTGGCTGGATTACTTCCTAGATTGTGTACTCTGTCAGCGTCTGGAATAAGATCACTAGCAATTTCAGCATTAAAGATTACATTATCTGTATCTGCATCACCAATTGTAATGTCGCCATCTGCTGTAATATTACCCGAAGCGTAAATATTACCTGTAACATTCATATCAGAATGTACATCTACTGAGCCAGTTCCGTTTGGACGTAACTCTAAGTTAGCATTTGAGTCATTGGTTGTAATAGCATTACCTTCAATGTCAATGCTGTCAATTCTAATTTTATTAAGTGCTACAACACTATCAAGTGTTGCAAGATTAAGGTAAGGTTGTGTAGTACTAATTGTATTGCCTTCAACAGTAATATCTGCTAAATCTGCTCTATTAGTAACTCTTAAATCTGTAGTTTGTGTGGTTCCGGTAACGTCTACCTCGTATCCAGGAGTTGAATTATTGACGCCGATACGCTGATTGTTTACATCTAGGTATAATAGGTCGGTCTCAAATGCTAAATCTACTCCATTACGGATAAGATTCGACTTTAAGAGCGGACCGGATATGCGACCAACAGCCATCTTTTCTCCTCAATACGGGGATCCTGTCCCTCTAGCCGAATTTTCACCCCTAAGGTTCTTTGCTGGCTAACCACAGTTTGACCCTGCAAGTATTGGTCATACTTTGCATTAATAGTATTTATCGATTATATTAAAAAGGGGTTGATTACCCAAAGATTAGAGTGTATTCTAATATGAGATCATCCATCTCTTCTGCACTGATTGTTGCAGCAGTACCTGCCGCAGTTACAAATGTACCTCCGTCCCATGTTTCAAGGATTTCTTCTTGAGTATTCCATCTCATCATACCTATTTCAGGAGTAAAGATAGGTTGTTCAGCTGTTGTTCCTGCAGGTATTCTTACAGCTCCTATATCAGCAAATTTTACTTTACCGTAACCAGTATTATTAATTACTAACCCAGCATTAGTAGTGTTTATAAATTCATTTTGTCTTAAATCAATATCATTTAATCTTAAAACACCAGTGCCGTCTGTGCGCAATTGTAAATCTGAATTAGACACTACTGTCCTAATAGTTGCGCTTTGTACTGAAATATCATCAACTAGTAGTCCATTTGTAGTAAGTCCATCAGCATCAATTGTTGCGGTTTGTACATTATCTACAGTAAAATTAATAGTATTATTAGTCGGATGTGCTAATACATTTGTACGAATGTTATCTGAATATATTCCGTTAAATGTTACTCTTTTTTGATTGCTAAATGCTTCATATGTATTAAACGTACTATTAAATCTAATATTATTAGATAGTTTATTGCTTTCTTCAAATAATCCTATAGGAAGTTTTAAAGCATTTGTAGAATTAATTAATACGTTGTCAGGTGCAAATAAGCTAATATCCGATCCTATTGTTGTAATATTGTCGCTGTTAAAAAATAACTGTTCAATACGTACATCGGCGCCTAATGATTTTAATTCTAAATTACTGTTTGATTGGGTAGTTGTTATTACATTATCAAACAGCTTGGTGTTTGAACTTAATTCTAATGATTCAGATGATAATGAATTGCTAATATCAATATTTGATGAGTCTAATGTACCAATTGTCATATTAGTTCTTAGTCTTACATCATTTCCAGGAAGAATTATTTTACCAGTACCATTAGCACGTAATTCTAAATCTGCATTACTATTAGTAGTTTCAATAAAATTATCATTAAAAATAATGTCATCAAATTGTATTTCACTTTTGATATTTGAAGTGCTTACTGTTACTGTTCCTGTTACAGATAAATTACCAATTTGATTTCTATTTCCAACTTGGGTAATTGTTCCAGTAATATTTGTATCATCTATGTCAGTATTATCATTAACAGTTAAGTCATTAGTTATAATAACATCATTTGCCGGAACAACAATATCTTGTTCTGCTCGTAAATCTAAATCTGAGTTTGATATTGTTGTACTAATAGTATTATCATCAATTTCAATTATACTATCAGTAATTATAATTTCATTTAAATCTAAATCTCTAGTTACAGTAATATCATTAGTTGTTATTGATGATGCAAATAAGTCTTGTGTTACTCTTACATCGTTATTAGGTGCAATAACTCGTCCAGTTCCAGCAGCTTTTAGATTAAAGTTTGGTTGTAAATAATCTCCTAAGAAAATAATACTATTGTACTTTCCTTCATTAGTAAACTCGTCTTCTATTAGTAAATTAATAATATTTTTAATAAATTTATCTTTTTCTGTATCGCCTGTTGTTCCGTTTGCTATGTATTGTAACCAAGCAAGTGCATCACTTGTTGTAGTAATACTATCTCTATTGACATCTGCATAAGATAGTGCATAGTCAGGCGCACTAGTTCCGTTTGCTAAGAATGTTATTAGATTTTTCTCTGTTTGTCCAGGATAATCATCAACAGTATCACCATCTGCCATTGCATAGATCATCTGTGATAAAGAATGTGTAACTGAGCTATTAGTAGTGTTTAACCTTAACCCTTCCCTAACATTTTTTATTAAATTATTATTAATATTAAAATTAGTAGTGTTAACTTCATTACTTACAGTCAAGTTTCCTAAAACATCAATATTTCCAGTTTGAGTTAGATCACCAGTTTGTGTAGTATTTCCTGTTTGAGTATTATTTCCATTTATATTAACTTGTACAGGAGTAAATGTAGTTACTAATCCTATATCCTCAACCATACTAACATTATCCCATTCGACAATGTTATCAACAGATCTAAAAATAACATCAATAGCTGATGTTTGAGCCGTAAAGCTAAATGTTAATATTTGATCTGTTGTTAATCCACTAGTTTCATTCCATTCTTGTAGTGTACCTATTCCTGATTCAAATATTCTTAAATAAAACGGATTTCCATTTGATACACTTCTAAACTGTGCTTCAAAATCATATGTTTTTCCAGCTACTACTGTAATTTCTTGGGATACGTTTCGAGCAGCACCTGTTGAATTAATTTGTAAGTTACCATTAACATCATTAGCATTGCCGCCACCAGATTGTGACCAACCATTTACATTATTATCAAATGTTCCATTTATTATAAGTTCAGGACCATATTCATAATTAGTTTCGTCATCTTCAAATTTAGTTGTTCCGGCTACTGATAAGTCATTAACAATATAAGCATTACTTTCTAATCTAATGTTTCCAGTGCCACTAGCTCTTAATTCTAAATCTGAGTTGCTTGTTGTAGTTGTAATAAAGTTTTGTGTAATTGTAATATCATTAACATTTGCTTCATTAAATTGTGTTTGCAACGTAGTATTAATGGTAGTTCCTGAAATATCATTTGCTGAAACATTATTATTAATTTGTACTGTTTCGTAAGGTACAACTACTCTTCCTGTACCGCTTGCACGTAATTCTAGATCTGCATTAGAAACTACATTCTGTATAATATTTCCATCTATTTCTATATTTTCAAGTCTTGCTTTAGACCGTGTTACATTAATTGTTTTTGCTTCAAACAAATCTACGTAAGCATTTTCCCAATATCTTTCAACTTCGCCTAAGTTATATACTCCGTCTAGATGAGGATTAAAATTTTGTTCAAATTCAACATTAAGAACTAATCTATCATTTGCTGTATCTCTACCTGGTTGATCACCTGCTATGTTTAATGTGCCGCCGAAGCTAAAGTTATCAACAATATCAAGATTGCCAGTGATATTAGTGTTGTCATTTAGGTTAAGTGTTCCAGTAGAACCTTTTAGATTTAAATCTCCAATTTTTGATGATATTGTATTACCAGTAAGTAGTAAGTCACTTACATCAACAAAGGCGCCATCAATCATAGTAGTACCGCCTGGACTATTAATTGTTAATCCAGATAGTGTATCAATGTCAGCTGTGTCAATATTTAAACTTGTATTACCTGTTTCAAAGTTTACAAAAAAGTTATCGCCAATTCTAAAGTTACCAACTTGGTCTGTGGTTACATATTGTATTCTTCCTGAATTTAGTTCAACAACTTCGTTTGCTTGTACAACTAAATCTAAATCGTTTGTGCTGTCTGAACCTGCACCTATATAAGCAAAGTTATGTTGTATTAGGTACATTAGACAGTCTGCGCCGTCTGCTATAGCGCCGTATGTTCCATAAACGTTTGCTGACCCTATCGAGCGTAGCTCTGCACCATAAATTGTTGTACTACCGTCTATGCTAGTACGTCCTTCTGTTCCATTAAACGCATACAATCCTCTATTGGCAAAGTATGTAAAACTGTTAAGCCATTCTACTCTAACACCGTTGGTCATATTAATTACATCAGCACCTGGCGATATAAAAGTACAACTATGGAATAGCATTGTTGCATTTGTACTAGCTGAATTTAATTCATCACCATCAATCCAAGCACCTCTACCTGAATCTTGGTCTCCTGGATTTGTTTCTGATGTTAGTACTGTTACATTTTGTAGATAAGGTGAACGCTCGTTCATCACAGCGTTAGGTGCAAATCTAAATGCATACCCTGTATTGTTTGCGCTATCGTATTTGAAATCTTTAATTGTTAGATTACTGATTACTGACTTGTCGTTTAGGTGAAATGCATCATTGTCAACTGTTGCAACCGTAGGCTTAACTACAGTGTTTCTAATATCGTTACCTAGTATGGTTACATTCTCTGGAACAACCAAAGGAAATACTTCCTCATAAGTTCCTGCTTTTACCATAATTGTAAAAGGTTGGTTAGTACTAGGGTCAACTCTTGCTAGTGCCGCTGCTATTGTTCGCATAGCACCCATAGGATTATCACCTACATTATCGTCATCACCGTTTGTATCTACCCAAAAGATGCCGCCACTTCTAAAATTAATGTTAATGCCTTGTACTGTAAGTCCATCTAAGGTTGCTAATTCGCCATTGATAAGATACGTGTACAAAGCGTCCCATCTTTTTTCAGGCGTTCCTAGACCAAACGCATTTGTTTGATCTGGTATAATATCGGTGTCAATATCAGTTTGAAAAATTACTTTATCGTTACCTTGATTATCACCTACGGTTATATTGCCGCCAAATGTAATGCTACCTGTTGCATCTAAGTTTCCGTAGATGTTTAGGTCGTTTATTATTTCAGTTGTGCCTGTGCCATTTGGAGTTATATCAATATTTGCATTTGAATTAATTGTGCTAATGATATTGTCACTAATACGAATCGTACCGTTTTCCATATTAGCCATAACAATAGCTTCGCCTGCATTTAAATTTATATTTCCAATAGCATTAAATGTAGAATCAGAAATTGTAAATACTGGGGTAATAGTATTAGGTGTTATTAGATTAGTAGTTTGTGTTGTTCCTAATACATCTAGATCAAAACTAGTTGTAGATGTATTAACTCCAATTTTACCTGTAGTAACATCTAATAATAATAATTGTGTAGTATTTAAATCGTTGCGAAATGTTAAGTTACTACCGTTACGTAGTAAATTTTCTTGCAATAATGGACCGGATATTCTACCTACTTGTGTCACTGTTTGTTCTCCTTGACACAGTATTTATTGAATTTACTTGTCGAAATTATGTAGTGCTGTTACCTTTACAGGGTCGCCGCCGGCACCTGCAGATGGTGGAGCAGAAGAAAATTCAATATATGTTCCTGCTGCTTTGCCTGCTGGATTTTGTGTTAAAACGTAGTTGTTACCTACTCCTGCACGTTGCCATACATTGTCTACATAAACAAATATATTTTGTGCTGCCGCTGGCACTGTGTAATCTGTATTTGGATCTTGACTATCTAATGGCCCAAAGAAAACTTCTGTATCATCGCCTAGTCCTAATTCTTGTTGTATTATTCCTGGATCGTTATTAGGTTCTTTATATCTAACACTTCTCCATTCACTTTCAGAATATATTTCTAATTCATTAACTGTAGTATTATAACGTAAATGTCCACTTGTTGGATTAGATGGACGCTCTGCTGTTGTTCCTTTAGGAACAAGCATTACATTATTACTATCAACAATTACTTGTCCATTGGTATCGTACTTAACGCCTTTACCGTAAATGTTTCTTAAGTTTGTATTTTGAGCTTTTAGTAATCTCATTTGTTATACTTCCAAATAACTTATTGTAGCAGATAAATCTGTTGCACCCGGTCCTGAGGTAAGTTGTGATTCAAAACTAATCATATCACTTGACTCTAACACTATACGCTCCGAGTCGAACGTAAAAGTTTCTCCTGCTGGAAGTATTAAGTCTTTTACAACAGTTGATGCGGCTCCAATTGTGCCTGGTGTATTTGCGTCTGCAGCTTTAACAATATACATTGTAAACGCAGCTTCTCTAGTTTCTGGACTTGAACCAAAAGGACTGAATGTGTTGCATACAACAATATTTGTAATTGCTTGTGTTGAGTCTACTGGCACTGTTAGCAGATCTAATTGTGTGGTTGTTAATTGTGCTTGTTTAATTGCCATGTCTTTTCCTTAAAATAGCATTCCAAATAGTAATGCCCTATTTTTACTTATAATTTCGTCTCTGTTATTATTCTCATTAACAAAATATAAGCCTGTTGCTCCTGTGTCTGATACTTTACTATATATCTTAATTCCATCAACTGGTGCTAATGGATCGAATACAGAACCTTCATCGTCCCCAGGCGTTTTTGTTAACTCAAATGTGTCTTTAACTCTTACTACACCAGAACCTGGTGCTGATAGTATAAGATCATCGTTACTGTTGTATGTAGATATTTCTGTACCAAGTATTTGTATATCTGATAATTCTATACGGTTAGAATAAAAGTTAACAATTTCATTCCCATCAACATTAACAATAATTCTGCTAGGATCAATATTTGGATCAGTTCTAGCTCTACCGGAATTTGTTACATAATTAGCAGCATCGCCGCCGGTTGTTGATTTATTAATTTGAATTCTATTTGATGCCGGAACATCTGTTACTGTATGTACGCCGTTAAGTCCAGTAATAAGTGCATCACTTGGTGACGCTTGTACTCCAGTAATTGTAATAGTGTCATTAAGTTCATAACCGTGTGTTCCAACAGTTTGTATAATAGTACTAGATCCTATCTCGTATATTAAACTAATAACGTTATTTTTATCGTTAATAGTAATACTTGAATTATCTTCTGCAATTTTATCAATTTCTACAGTTTCAATACTGTAATCAATTAGATCTTGTACAGCTTTTGAATTAGGAATATTATCATCATCTTTAGAAATATTTCCAGTGACAGCGTCTGGAGTAATTACTCCGTTTACATAATTCCAAATTCTTTCTTCGTAGTCGTTTGTGCCTGTTACTGATATAGTTCCTGCTATGCCTGTAACCGTAATATACAAACTTCCTGCTGCAATAATTCCATTAGTTGTTAATGGTAATACAGTTTCAAATCCTAAATCTCCTTGAGTTGCTACCCAAGACCCTGATCCAGAATTTCCACCTAATGCCCAAGATATACTATCGTCATATACCCATCTAGCATTACCAACGGCATTTCCGTTTTCTTCACCTCTGCTAATTTCTATACCACTTGAATATGGTCTATCAAGTGTAGCGGGTAATCCCGGTCCGGGTGTACCTTCACTTAATAAAAGTATATTATCAGATATAGTTGATATTGTAGAACTAATTGTAGTAGTATCACCTCTAACTTCAAGGTCACCTTTAACTACAACTGATCCAGAGCCATCGTTTGTTGCTCCGGTAGTATCAAGATAAATTGTACCTGCGTTAGCTACAATTATTCTATAATCATTATCTGTTGTTCTTACTATTTTAGCCATTTACTGTCCTATTAATAACTAATATATTAGCTGTTGAATCGTGCTCTATATTCCAATTATATTCATTATTATTAAAGTCTATCATTACTTTGTTAATAACTGTTGATATGTAAACAAATGTTGAACTTTGTAGTATAAATCCTGCTATAGACATTTCGTTGTTATCGAGCTGATTTATATTTTTGTTAACTAGTTTACACACTCCTTGATTTCCTAAATTATCTTCAACTTTAAATTCGTTTTCACTAAGTTGCTCTAAGACTGTGCCATAAGCATCAGCCTTAGAGCTACCAATTTTAATTGAAACTACCAAATCTTTTAGATTCTTTAAAAAATTCCAAAATACATTAATCGGGCGTTTCATTAAGTTATTCCTTATGCGTCTTCTGTGAAGTCGTCGTCATCAGTACCAAGTAATGTGTTATCATCACCAGCTTCTTCAACTTGTGCAGCACCATCTGAAGTAGATGTACTAAAGTTCCAAGCTACACTTTTACCGTCATAAGCATTTGATCCTGTTGCACTAGGTGATGATAATGTTGCTTTACGTCCAGAAATTTTACTTACTGTGTATGTTTCTGAATCATCCATATTAAATGAAATAGCCATTTCGCCTGCTGCTAATGCCGCTGGTAGTTTACCAGTTGTTAGTACACAAGTAAATTCACCCGATGTGCCAATTTCTTCACATACAAATTTCTTTGATGATTTTTGCTTTACGATATAACCTTCTTTAACGGCTGTGCCATTATGAAAGTTTACTTTGATTTCGTTTCCACCAGCTGTTGGTGTTCCGAATAATCTTTTGTTTAGTGGTCTTCCCATTTGTTTTCTCCTATAAAAAGTAGTCCAATGCCCGTTCTATGAGCTACGCTGTGGGTACAGCATAAGTCCGCCTTGCGGCACACTATCGACAATAGTATTTATCAAATAGGAGTAATTGGACACTAAGGCCGGAATCGAACCGGCGTACACGGAGTTGCAGTCCGTTGCATAGCCACTCTGCCACTTAGTGTTGGCTGGGGTGGTAGGATTCGAACCTACGGTACACTGGATCAAAACCAGTTGCCTTACCACTTGGCTACACCCCAATAATTGGCATCGGTGCAGGGAGTCGAACCCCGGCTTTCAGTTTTGGAGACTGACGTGCTACCGTAACACTTCACCGACAAAAAAAGCCCCTAATAAAATTAATTACTAGGGGCTTGTTTAAAATAACTTTTTTATAAAGTCACGTCAAGACATACCCCCGGATGGTGGCCAACATAATTGTGTTCTGATAGTCTGTGACATGTTAAAAATCCTTATTATTCTATTACTATAGCACATGTATTTATAGAAGTCAACTATAAAGATACAATTTTTTTAATAAAATGTCATTTATTTTTTTAATATGGTGCTGTTTGATTAATTGCTTGTAGCACCAAAGGGTATAGTTAGTCATACACTTCTCCTCGTTAAAGTTAAAGTGCGTTCCTTCGCAATATGCTACTTCCGGCCGTTAGGCTGAACGTAATATTATTTATCATTGAAAACCCGCCGAAGCGGGTTATTCGCAGTCTTGTGTTTCTAAAAGACGCCGCACGTAATCTACTTGTTCATTACGTACATTGTAACTTCGAAACCAAAACGCATTTCTGTGTATGCCGGTTTTGTCCACATATGTTTTCTCCTAGTTAGTTAATAAAAACTACACTATTATTTAAACATATTATTGAGCAAAAGTCATACGTAAAATCATTAAAAGGTCAAAAAAACAGGACCCGAAGGTCCTGTTTAAACTTATTGCTAAGTGTGTAACTTACGAGAAGCTTACGTTAGCTGAAGTAATTGCAACTTCACCTAAGTAATCTGCCGCGTTACCTAGCGACGATGCTGTGTTAGACAGTTCAACATAACCGTAACGTGTCATGAATGACACTACTGGTTCGAATGTATCTGGGTCTAGTACAACGCCTGAGCTCATTAGCGGGATGTATGGGCAATAGAATGCCGCTGCATCTGATTCGCTTGAACCTTTGTAACCAACTAGTACTGATGTACTGTCAGCAGCATATGAATCAACGTATACTTTCATTGCATTGTTCAAAGTACCAACCATCTTAGTGTTAGTTGGGGCTTCAAAAGTGCCTTCAGTTGTACGTGCAAACGCTGAAGTAGTTGCAGATTGTAGTACTGTTAACGCGAATGGCGATACAACAGCCCAGTTACCTGCGCCACGACGTGTGCGCTGTGCAATCAAGTTAGCAACTCTGTTGATTTGAACTGCAAGTGCTGCATGTTCGTCACCAACAAAAGTAGCTGTGCCACTTACTGCCGCTTGATCGTATGTTTCATATGTACCTGCTAGGCCACGTAGGCTTGCTAGTACTTCTTGGTCAATTTCAGCTGTAATTTCTTGAGCCAAAGCAGCCATAATTTCTGCTTCAACGTCGATGCCATGCTGTGACTGAGCGTCTTGAGCAGACTCAAAAGTCCATCTTGCGCTTAGTTTACGAGTTTTGGCTTCAACGGTTTGTTTCAAGATTTGGATGCTTAATTTATTACCAGCTGCACCTTCTAAAGTTGCAGTTGAATCAGCTCTTCCGTTTGCATTACCTGAATATGCTTCAGCAATTTTGAATGGGCTTAGAGCCTCTTCGCCTGCTGTTGCACCGTTTGCTGTGTCGCTGTAGCGAACACGTAGTGTGTGGATTTGTCCCACAGGACCAGTCATTGGCTGTACACCTACTAGATCGTTTGCGATCACAGTTGGCATAACACGTCTAATGACGGGTAAAATAACTCTGTTAAGAGTTGCTACATTACCGGCAGAAGTAGCACCTGCTGTCGCAGATTCTGACAAATACTTACGAGTATTTTCAAGTGTGCTTTCCATTACAGCTTTCTTAGTGCCTGTTAGGCCCTCGACTAGTGCTGTTTTGGTGTCCTGCCAGCGTCCTTCTAATAGTTCTGACATTTCGGTATCTCCTTTTATAATCCAGCTAGACGCTTAATATCAACAACATTGTTGTCTGCATCTGCCTTAATTGAACTAACGTTAGTTTCTTCTTTATTGCCTGTAATTGATTTTGCCTCTGATAGGACTGCCTTCTTCTTAGCTGGAGTATTGCCGTCAATGACTGCAGGTAGGTATTTGTCAAACTGAGTTTGTAAACGTCCAGTTTGTACTGATTCCAGTAAGTCTGTCATAATTTCTCGCTGTGCTTTACCCAAAGGTGCAACCAAGCTGCTCATTATTTTTTCTCTTTTAGCTGTTTCAACAAGTGCTGATTTCTCAGTAGCTGCTGTTTCTGCTAAATTCTTAGCCTTAACGGCTAGTTTTTTTGCTTCCGCAATCTGCTTATCTTTAAGTTTTACAACTTGTAAGAGTTTAGCAGTCTCTGACTTCTCATTTAAGTAGCTGCCTGCGTATTCTGAAGCAAATGCTTCGAATAGCTTGCGACCAAAGTCATTTCTACGTGCTGCTTCAATATCTTCTTTAAGCTGACCCATCTCTTTAGTAAGAGTTTTGCCAACTGTTTCTGATACCAATGCTGCACTTTTTGCAAGAAAGTCAGATTTGACTGTTGCAAATTTATCTTTAGCTTCGCGTACAAGTTTTACCTTAGTTTCAGCTAAATCTTTTTTATCTTCATAGAACTCAGCAATTTCTTTTGCAAGTGATTCTACCACAAACTCTTCGAGTTGTGAAAACTTAGTTGCCATAGCTTTTTGATCTTCGTGTAATTCACCAACTTCTTTACCTAGCGTTTCCATTACAAACTTTTGCATTAGACTAGCATTTTCACGCTGTGCTACTGCATACTTTGCTTTGGCTTCTGCTAGTTGTTTGCGATCTTCAGCAAACTCTTGAAGTTCTGAAGCAAGACGTTCCTCTAATAACGAATCAATAGATTCAATCATTACAGACTTATCATGCTCATACTTTTTAGCAAATTCTTCACGAAGTTCAGCTGTAGCAGCGACACGATTTTCTTTAATCTTGCCTTCCCACGCTTCTTCGATTTCGCGGCGCACTTCTTCAGAAACTACATCGTTTTCAAAAAGTGTTTTTAGTGCATCCAACATATTATGTTCTCCTTTTATTGGAGTCTACTGATTATATTAACCAGAGATTCTTTTAGATATTTTTGTGCCTTTGCATCTTCTTTAGTTGCCTGTGCGAGTTCGTAAGCCTTCATTCCGCCACGGGCATTCATTAAATGCTCATATACTGGAGTAGGGTATGCACCGGGTGCGCTAGGCTGAGCCACAACGTCCACAGTGATAATTTCAAAGTCGGAAACCTCGCCGCTTCCTTCTAATACGTTACCTGAACCTCTAGAGCTGACGCCAAGTTTGACGCCAGACTCTAGCATAGTTTTAACTAATTCCCCCATTGGGGTTGGTAGTAATTTTAATTTTCCATAACCATTTGGGCCATCCATCCAGCAATCGCTGATCATATGACTTACACGGTCTAGGTTAATGTTAAGGCCTTCTGGATGATCTACTTCGCCGAGAACACTATATCCTCCTGTTATTTGATCATTGAGAGTTTTGACAGCCCTGCCAATTTCATTTACAGGATACACTCGCTGATTAGCATTTTTAACGCCTCCTTGGATCATAATTCCCTTCATATAAAGGTCTTTACCACCGTTGGAGTTATCAGAAGATTCAAGCGTTATATTTGCTTGATCGTATGTCAGATGCTCTCGTAAGTTAATCATTCATAATTCCTTTTTTAGCTAGTAATACTTTTAGTATTCGCAGCTGTTTCGCCTGCGCCTTTTTTCTCTGCGCCGTGGCCCTTTGTGCCAGCCATTTTGGTAGCACCTTTAGCACCCGGAACGTTAACATTTCCTGCATTTTCTTCTTTTGCATTAATGTCTGCTAATCCAGCATGATTGCCGTCTTTCGCTTCGCCACCTGATACTAAGTTTGATGCAGTGCCGCCCATGTCGTTTTTACCAGCTACAGTTGACTTAGTGTTTGCACCGTTGTCACCCATTTTTGCTGGAGCTACTTTTTCAACATATTCGCGCATCTGCTCTGTAGCTGTTTTAGGTTCTTTCGATCCTTCTTCAACTTCAGTTTCTTCAGCGTCTGCTTCAAATGTTACTGATTCTTCTTCAGCATCATCTTCTGCGTCATCTCCGCCCATGTCCATATCCATATCGTCCATGTCGTCGCCGTTTTCTTCATCATCTGAACCTTCGCCGTCTTCATCTGACATCATTTTGTCAAATTCTGCTTTTAGGTCATCTAATGCATCTTCAAGATCCATAACACGATCTTCTAATTCTTCTTCGCCTTCTTCGCCGCCGTCCATTGCGTCTGGTGCTGGCATTTCGACGTCCATTTTCATGTCATCGCCTGCGTCTCCGCCCATTGCCATTGGATCTGCTTCTACTTCGAATTCATCTAGGTTAAAGTCTTCGTCAACTTTCTCATCGTCTGATGCTTCGTCTAAGTCTTCATCATCTGATTCGTCTACTTCTTCATCAGTAGCTTCGTCAACTTCTTTGTCTTCTTCTGACTCATCAACTTCTTCATCAGTTGCTTCGTCAACTGCTTCATCATCTAGATCATCTTCTAATAATGATTCGTATATATCACGTGATTTTTCTACTACAATCTCGTGAAAAAGTTCTTGAGCGCCTTCTTTGTCTTCATTGACAAGACGATCAAGCATTTCTTCAAATTTCTTGATATCTGACATAATTTTCTCCTAATATAAATGTGTTACCTATGGTAAGGCTGTCATTTGTATTTAGTATATAGTCGAAAAAGTATGTTAATATAGGCCAAATATGCGCCAAAAGGCACACATCTTAAGATATGTGGTACATTTTTTTAAAATCTTCAATAAAAATATGTGTTATATTGCTAAATTTATTTAGCTCTGCTGGTTTGAAATTATCTTGTGCTATAACTCTAATAAAGGTAGTTTTAGGATTTTCTTTAATAATATTTGCTGTTTGTTTAAGCCAGTTGCCAAAATACGTTGCGCCGTCAGTAGTTTTTTTGTAATTGTTTGTACCAGCATATATATTATTTACACTACGTCCGTTATCTAATCCTTTATAATCAAATCCTAACATAAAAATTTTATTGTATTCGTGCCTAGATGCTAGATGTAATGCTGTTGGTCCACTACTCCAACCTTTGCTAGGTTGAAATAAGTTTAAGTTTTTAATAGACTTATATGCTTTGTTTGGATTTGTCCAAAGCTGATTAGTATTTTGATATCCTGTTGCAGATATTTCAAGAATCATTTTTACATCAACGGCTATTAAGTAATCAGGCGAGTATTCTCTATAAAGTGCATTGCATCCGTATATCATACCATGTGGTTCTAAAGATTTAATATCAATTGATTGTCTACTAATACCGTTACCTAGTACAAATGCTGATCCAAATACAGACGGATCTCTTTTTTTATCAGGTACAACTAATGGCTGAGGATCAAAAACTTTAGTAGACTGTTGTTTTTCTAATCTACGTTCAGCTAATAATTGTTGTATTTGTTGTTTAGTGTAAAGGGACTTGTCTAGTTTAGGCATTTAAGCCATCGCTGCTGCTTGTGCTGATATTCCGTACATTTGTCTTATAAAGTCAAGCTCGTTAGATTGCTCTTTAGTATGCACTTCTGCTGCTTTACGAGTTCGATTTATTTGACGTAATGTTAATCTAGTTTTTCTAGTATCACTTGAATCTACAATAGATTGATCTGACGCAGGATCATACTGGTCATTTTCAGTAGGCTCTAAAGTTTCTTTGTCGTAATAAAATATTTCTCTTAGTATCATGTAAGTATTTATATCGTTTGCTCAGTTGCCGCGGCTCCGCCTACGGCTGTACCAGTTGTTGTTTCTGGAGGACTAGCTTCTGTACCTACTTCTGGTTGTTCGCCGTCATTGGAAACATCTTCTGCTCCATCTAAGTCTGCGCTAATTCCTGCGCTACTAATTCCTGCTCCTCGCATTTCGCCTGGAGCATCTGATTCTGATGTTGTTACTAATTCATCATTTTCTTCGCGCCACATACGTTCATTTTCTGCAATCTCTTCAGGACTCATACCTAAGAAACGTTTCATAGCAAAGCGATTTGATATAAACGGTATTTGTTGTATTTGTCCAAAGCTAGGTATACGTGCATTATCAAGTTCTGATTGTCTATATGCTGCAAAGTTTTGTGGTTCTTGGAATTCAATATCAAACATTGCTGTATCAATATTAACTCCTACTTCTAACAAATAGCGTTTAAAGTCTTGATTAAACTGTTCAGTTATTAAACCTTGTAATCTTTCACAGTAATTATTAAATCTTAATTCTTGTATGTAAGCAGTTCCAACTCTTCCATCCTGGAATGAGCTTGCTCCATCATCAGCACCCGTAGGCAAATAGCTGGAAGGTATTCGTAAGCCGCGTACGAGCTTATTAGTAAAGTATCTAAGATCATCAATCTCTCCTAGGTTAGTTCCTCCTGGTAGTGTTTCCACTTTACTGCCGCGGCCTTCTGCTGTTTGTGGGAAAAAGTAATCTTCGTTAATTGACAGAGGGTTATATGAACTGTCTACGACATTTTGACCGCCTCCTGTTTTGGATGGGATTCGTCTTTGATGAATTTCCGTTTTAACACGTTCTACAAATTGCATAGCAAGGTGTGAAGGCATGTTGCCCACATCAACGTAGAATACTCTTCTTTCTGGTGCTCTTTGCACTCTGTATATAATAATTGCGTCTTCAAGAAGCTCTTTTTGTTTGTATACTTTAAAGATGCTTTCTAATAACGAATTACCAAAAGGATAATTTTGATCTAAACCTTCTGACAGGCTTAAATGTAATACATGTTCTGCATCAACTGCTGTTTCTCCATCTTGTATTTCAAATCTTGAACCAGATTGTTGAGGAGCATTACCAACCATACCTTGGCCACTACCTGTAAAGTATCCAGTTCTAGGATTGCCGCCACCATGTAAATTATTATTTGTTTGGAATGGTGTAGTTGCTACACCGTCTTGAAAGTTTAAGTTAAAATCTTTGATAATATATTGCTCAGGCTTTTTACCTTCACTTTCATTAACAATAATTCTAACTACATTACCTGGATCAACATAGAACCAACGTTTAGTTTCTGGATCTCTTACAAAGAATGCATCGCCGTACTTAAATGTATTACGGAAAATTCGAAACATACGTGTTTCAAACTGTTGTAGTTTATTCCATTGTTTTAAGTATTGACCTAAAATTGTTATTTCTGAATTTGTTGCTTTTTTATTAAATCTAAATTTAAAGTTAGTACTATTTTCATCGTTAATTTGTGTGCAAAATTCTGCAAGAATATCTAGTGCAGCATTTACTTCACTATCGTGGTCCATTGTATTATATTGACCATAACGTTCAACTCTGTTTGGACTACCTACATATACATCAGGCAAGTAGCTTGAATAATTAGACCGTGCCGGGCCAGGTTGCGATGATGCGCCTCTTCCACTTATTGGACTATAAGATCCGTTTGGATTATTACCAGTAGGCACTGGTGTAAAATATTTTTTCCAGCTCAATTTATGCGCTCCTCATATAGTCGTTTGTTATACCACTAAAACTTCTTCTTATTTTGTTACTTGTTTCTGCATGTGCTGTACCAATAGTAACTAATTGTTCAAGAGTTGGTTTTAAAGATGAACCCATTGCATCTTCTAGTGCTGACTTTAATGTTCTTGGTAATTGGTTCATAAATTCATTTACTGCCGCATCCGGACTATTGTTTTCTGTTGCTATCGTAGCTATATCGTTTACTCTAGCATTAATTGTATTTAACATACTATCTGTTCTTGCAGTTGCAAACCTGGCTACATCTATCATGTTAGTTGAATTCATACTATTTTGGGCATCTGCTATATCTTGTGCAAAAGCTGATTGTCCGCCTCTTGCAGCGTTCATAACAATGTCTGCCATTTGTGCTGGAGTAGTAACAGCTTCTAATCCATGAAGTGGTTGCA